ATTACTTCAGATCAGCCGAAGACATTCTCGAAGCAACAAAACCCTACCTATTAGAGTTAGGAGTATCAGTGACGATTAATGAAGAACTAATCGATAATCACGTTATGCCTATAATTCAAACAACTGCGACTGTATCGGACGGCGAAAATGCTATACACGCTACAGCCTTAGTAGGTGTTGACCTTAATCAAAAAGGTATGCAAACACCTCAACAGTTCGGTTCTGCTTCGAGTTACGGAAAAAAGTATGCATTAGGTAATTTATTCCTAATAGACGACACGCAAGACTCAGATGCTGCAAACACTCATGGCAAAGCGCCAAAAGCTAAAACTAAAAACACCATAACCTCAAAAAAAGATCCAGCATATGAAAAAGCGGTTCAATACATAATATCAGGTGGTAAATTAGAAGCTATTAAAGCAAAATACAATATTTCTAAAGAAATAGAAGGAATGTTAAATACTCTATAATGAAAGACGTATTAAAAAAGTTAGAAAATGATGAACATTATTATGGTGAATTTGGAAAACAATACCTTAGTAATTCTGATATTTCTACATTACTTACAAACCCTTTAGCTTTAGGAAAGCAGCAAGCACCACGCCCTGCTTTCTTAGTTGGTGGTTATTTTCACACAGCTATACTAGAACCTGATAAGCTTAAAAAATATAAGATTATCGATGCTAGTACTAGAAACACTAAAGCATATAAGGAGATGTCTGGTGGCGAATTATGTCTACTACAACACGAAGTTGATCAAATTGATCTAATGACTGATAAAGTCTTAGCTAACGACGTTTGCAAAGATTTGATACGTGGTATAAATGTAGACTATGAAAAACCAGGTATTACAGAGCTTGAAGGTTTAAACTGGAAAGGTAAAGCTGATATTGTTAATCACGACGAAAAGCTTATTATTGATCTAAAGACTACTGCAGATCTTAATAAGTTCCGTTGGTCAGCTTCTAAGTACAACTACGACAGTCAAGCTTATATTTACAGCAAGTTATTTGGCTATGAATTTGTTTTTATAGTCATTGACAAAACAACTCATCAACTAGGCATATTTGACTGCTCGCCTGAGTTTTATGAACGCGGTAAAGACAAAGTACAAAGAGCAGCAGAACAATATAAATTATTTTATAAATCAGAGGATTTTGATCCTCAACAATTTTTTATTAATCAAACCCTATAAAAAAAATGGCAAGAACCAGAAAAAACCAAACAAAAGTATGCAGCGTGACAGGATTAGAAACTTCTGTAAACAATTTTTACAAAAATCAAACACACGTTAAAGCTGTAGACAATTTGCGACGTAATAGCGGCGCTACTAAAGAGCAAATGCAACGAATGTTTAATCAATTAAATTCTTACGTATAATGGCTAGTATAATTAAAGCTAGTATTAACCTTAATGAAATACCTAAAGAAAAAATTATTATAGGTAAAAAAGGTAAATACTTACCTATAACAATAACGATCAATGATGAGCCAGATCAGTTTGGTAATCAAGGTCCTATTGTTGTAGCTCAATCAAAAGAGGAAAGAGAAACAAAAACTGCTAAAACTTATCTAGGTAATGTTCAAGTAGTATGGACTAACGGTGAAAATGTAGCCGCTGCTCCAAGACAAGACCAACAAGCTGCTCCACAACAAGTTGCAGCACCAGCAGATGATTTACCATTTTAAATTAAATTAAATTAAATTAATGCAAACAACAGAGATCAATGGATTTGTTATTGACCAGTTCAATCAACATAAGCTAGAAGAAGGGAAAAAACAAGGGACTTGTCCTTTGTGCTCGCACACTAGAAAACCCAAAAACCAAAAAGCAAAATGTGCTTCATATGATTGGGAACGGGGTCTCGGTACTTGTCACAACTGTAATACAACTTTTCAATTGCATACATATAAACGCAAAGGTGAAACTGTTAAGGTATATGAAAAACCTAAACAACAGGTTATAAAACCACCTGACAGTAAAGTTGTTGAATGGTTTAAATCAAGAGGTATATCTCAGAAAACCCTTACCGATTTAAAAGTCGGTGAGGGATCTGAATATATGCCACAAACCGGTAAAACCGAGAACACAATAAAGTTCAATTATTTTATAGGTGGTGACTTAATAAACATTAAATATCGCGATGGAAGAAAGAACTTTAAATTATATAAAGGAGCTGAAAAAGTATTTTATAATATTGATAGTACCGTAGGTTATGACTCTTGTGTCATAGTTGAAGGTGAAATGGACGTACTAGCTTTGTATGAAGCTGGTATTACAAACGCTATATCTGTACCAAACGGAGCTACATTAAATACTAATAACTTAGATTATCTTGATAATTGTATTGACTACTTTGAAGATAAAGAAAAAGTTATATTAGCTGTAGACTCAGACGAAGCTGGTCAAGCACTACAAGCAGAACTTATAAGAAGATTAGGTTCTGAGGTGTGTTACTTAGCTACGTTTGATGATTGCAAAGATGCTAACGAATATTTACAAAAATATGGAAAACAAAAATTGGCAGAACGTATTGAAGGATCAAGACCGGTACCACTTGAAAATGTCACGACATTTAGGGACATTGAAGACGAAGTCACGGACTTTGTACGTAACGGGTTTAAACCTGGATATCAAATTGGTCTTCAAAATTTTGACGACATCTTTTCAACTTATACTGGTCAGTTTATTACTGTTACTGGTATTCCGAGTAGCGGGAAGTCAGATTTTGTCGACCAGATGGTTGTTGGGTATAACCAAAACTATGGCTGGAAAACGGCGTTTGCTAGTCCGGAAAATGTCCCAACTTACCTTCACGCACACAAGTTAATGCGTAAGGTTTGGCAAGGTATGCCAACGTCAGCAGATATACACAGTGATAAATGGAATAAAGTTGCGGATCACTGCAATAATAATTTTTTTCACATAGATATGGAGCGTTATACATTAGAATCAGTACTTAAAAAAGGCGCTGAACTTGTAAAACGTAAAGGTATAAAGTGTCTTGTTATTGATCCATTTAATAAAGTAAGAGATGTAGATTGTAAAAGCGAAGACGTTAATAGGTACACAATGGAGTATTTAACTAAGATAGAAATGTTTGCTAAAAAGTTTGACGTACTAGTTTTTGTAGTGGCACATCCAACTAAAATGTATAAAGATAAAGATGGAAAAATTGAAGAACCTACAATGTATAATATCAAAGGCGGTGGTGAATGGTATGACGCTAGTTATCATGGTATATTGGTGCATAGGGATTATGAAGAAAAAACAGTCAAAGCTAAGGTGCTTAAGGTAAAGTTTCAAAACTTAGGTCAAAACGGAGCTGAAGCTTATTTTAAATGGGAACCAAAGTCTGGCTGTTTTATACCCCACGAAACAATTAGTATAAATGATGATCCAATGCCTTGGGAATAAATGGCTTGGAAAAAAACTAAAATAAACATGGGTAAGTATAATGCTACAGAGCATGATTTAAAAGCATATAGATGGTGTATACGTAATAAAATATACATTGCACCAAAAGCTATTAACGATGCTAAATGGTCTATAGTAATAACTAACAATGGTAGAACTCATGAAGATCCTAGTCATTATATTAGAGATTTAATATGGGAAAAGATTTACGAATACTATAAATATTATTATGAAAAACACATATCAAAACGCTAATCAAGCATATGAATCTGTACTTGATAACATTATAATTGAAGGTATAGATTTTGGAGATACAAAAGCTGTATTTAACTGTGGCTTTTATATTATGGATCCGCTAGATAATTATATATCAAATAAACAGCGTAACTGGAGTTTAAAATATGCTGAAGCTGAATGGCAGTGGTATTTATCTGGTGATCCTAGTATACACAAGCTAGGTGAGTTGTATGGCAAAATACCGCCAATATGGAAGCGTATGGCAGATGAACACGGTAATGTTAATTCAAATTATGGTTATCAATGGAAACGTGATTGTCAAATAGATTATGTTTGTGCTAAGTTAAAGTCTTGCAAAGACACACGTCATGCAGCTATAAGTATTTATGATGCTAAAGAAAACAGTAAATACAAGAAAGATACGCCTTGTACTTATGCAATACAGTTTAGTATTATAAACAATGAGCTTTGTATGTCAGTCTATATGCGTTCTAATGACATCTGGTACGGTTTCTGTAATGATCAGTATCAGTTTTCATCATTACAAAAAATGATTGCAGAGAGACTGAATTTAAAAATAGGTTGGTATTATCATCACGCACATAATATGCACTTATATAACGATAAATTATAATTATGTATTATTTATATCACATTCCGGGTAAAAAAATCGGAGTTACACGTAATCTTAACAATAGGGTTACCCTTATACAAGGATATAAGGAGAATGAGTATGAAGTTCTTGAACAGTCAGAAGATATAGATTATATATCAGACCGTGAAATAGAACTTCAAAAGTCTTACGGCTATAAGGTCGATAGAAAATTATATAAAAACTTATTTAAAAAAATGAATATAAACGCAACACAACAAACCTCAACATTTCCTGTACCTATTAATAAATTAAAAGGTAGATTACGGGATAACATAGGTCTTACTTGGCGAACGGATTTTGGCCAGTTTAAAATTACTAAACAAAATATTCCGTGGATAATGGCTAACGTTAAAGAGTCAATGTACAATAGCAACAGATGCTATGTATATAATAAAGCTTTTTATGAAGCATTTTTCAACCCTCATCATACACCTCAACCTTATCCTTCAACTTCTAGGTTTGATCTTATAAGAACTTGGGCTCAAGATAAAGGTATTTATGATAAAGGTAATTCACATACACAATATGTAAAGCTACAAGAAGAAGCAGGAGAATTAGCAGCGGCATTGCTTAATGAAGACAAATTAGAAATACAAGACGCTATAGGTGATATAGTGGTAGTGCTTACTAATTTAGCAGAGCTTGAGGGTTTTAAAATTGAAAAATGTATTGATGCAGCATATAATGAAATAGCAAACAGAACGGGTGTAATGCATAATGGAACATTTGTTAAAACAGGAATTAAACAAACACTATGAAAATAAAAACTAAAGATGCAATAGTTCAATCTGTTTTAAAGAAAATGGACGAACGCAGTTTAATTGGTCAAAAGAAATACGGAGCTACAATGATGCAGGAAATCGAGGGTCAAGAAAAAGATCTTAATCGTTTTTTAATTGACGTACAAGAAGAGCTTATGGATGCTTTGCTATACATTGAAGCCGCTAAACGCTGTTTACAAGATGAAGTTGAAGAATGTATGATTAACAGAATAAACGTTGTAGGTCAAAACGGTAACGATGGTTTACATTATCACGATATAGAAATAAATGAAGAGGAGACCTTATAAACGTAAGAAAAAACGCGGGCCAGTACAGTCAAAGAAAGTATCGTATGACGGTATTAACTTTGCATCTGGTCTTGAGCGTTATATGTATATGGCTTTAAAGAAAAATAAAATTAAAGCTAAATACGAAGGAGAAACTTTTGTTTTATTAGCAGGTTTTCATTTTGAAAACGAAGTATATGAAAGATGCGCTAATGGTAAAGGTGATTACAAAAATAGAGGTTGCAAACGCATACTACCTATTAAGTACACACCTGATTTTATTGGTGATGATTTTATAATTGAAACAAAAGGTAGAGCTAATGAGTCTTTTCCAATGCGCTGGAAGTTATTTAAAAGGCTTGTTATGACACAGTTTCCAAATGTAGCACTATATAAACCACAAAATCAAAAAGAATGCGACGAAACAATAAAGTTAATCCTTTCGAGGCGAAAAGGATAGCAAGACAAAAGTATGCCGAGCGTCAGATCGATAAATGGGTTAAATGGAGTTGGAAAATACGAGGAAAAATAAAATATAAAGAACTAATAGAAATACAAGATAAATATGGAATCAAAGCAGAATAAAGGCTGGAGTTTGTCAATAGGTACATATCCAGGTATATTATTTGGATTAAGATCATATGAAGAAGACACTCAAACAACACACGTAGCATACCTACCTTTTATAGATGTTGCATTAGAAATATATAAGTAATGGGATTATTTGATGAAAGAATAGCGTATAAACCTTTTGAATATCCTGATTATTATACAGAAGGTTGGTTAAAACAAGCACAGGCATTTTGGTTACATACAGAGATCTCAATGCAAAGTGATATTAAAGATTGGAAAGAAAAACTAAATGACAAAGAGAAGAACTTGGTTGGAAACATATTACTCGGCTTCGCGCAAACAGAATGCGCCGTCTCGGATTATTGGACGCAGAAGGTTGTCGGGTGGTTTCCTAAACACGAAATACAACAGATGGCAATGATGTTTGGCTCGCAAGAGACAGTACACGCGATTGCTTATAGCTATTTAAATGAAACACTAAACTTAGAAGACTATGAAGCGTTTTTACATGAACCAGCAACCGCTGGACGTTTTGATAACCTGGTTGCTTATGACGGCACTAGCCAGCAGGGCATTGGTAGAAGTTTGGCTATATTTTCCGCCTTCGCAGAGGGTGTTAGTTTATACAGTGCTTTTGCTGTGTTATATAGTTTTCAATTACGTAATCTTCTCAAAGGTATCGGACAACAAATGAAATGGTCTGTAAGAGACGAGTCGTTACACAGTAAAATGGGTTGTAAACTTTTTCGCGATATGTGCAGTGAAAATGATCAATTATTGCATTTATGTCGAGAAGACATAGTAAAAGCTGCGGAAACTATGATAAAGCTTGAAACTAAATATATAGATAAAATGTTTGAAGCTGGAGACGTAGAAGGTATAAAAGCTAATGATCTTAAACATTTTATAAAAAAGAGAACAAATGAAAAACTGGTTGAACTTGGTTACATTGACCTTGGCTCGTACTTCGCATATGACAAAGATGCAGCGTCTAATCTTGATTGGTTCTATCATCTTACCGGCGGGGTCACTCATACTGATTTTTTCGCAATACGGCCGACAGATTATTCGAAAGCTAACGAAGGCGAAGACTTCGACGACATTTGGTAATATAATAACTGAAAAAGAAATATTTGAACAATTATATGAAAGAACAAGCATTAATACAGATGAAAAACAAGATAGAGACATTGGGATCAGTAGTGCAAACGCTAATGATAGAAATGGATCGTCTAAAGACTTTATCTTTTGGAACTAGTAAAATAATTAAAAACATGCCAGATTATGAAGAAGCAATCAACAAGCTTAAAACGCAAGCTGCTGAAGAAGCTAGTACAGAGGCGGAGACTGAAAGCTGAGGAACGTCTAGCAATTAGAATAGGTTACATGGGCAGTGGTTTTTTAATTGCTGCTCAATGGACTATACGGCCTGAGTTATACATACTAGGCTTTATATGCGTTGTGGTTCAAACGTCATATAGAAAACAATGGAACCTTGTAGCGCTTAATATTAATGGGCTTATTGCCTGGATAACACACTTACTTATATAATGTGGAATGAAAACTGGAAAAAAGGTAAAGATTACCCTACGTGGGGTAATAACGATGTATACAAGAAAACTATATCCGGGGGATATTTACTCGACAACGAGTCACCGAGAGAAGCTTACATGCGGGTTGCTAAAACAGTTGCTCGTAGATTATATAAGCCGGAAATGGCGGAAACTTTCTTCGAATACATATGGAATGGTTGGCTATGTCTCGCTAGCCCGGTATTATCTAATACAGGTACTGATCGTGGCTTGCCTATTAGCTGTTTCGGTATTGATGTGGCTGATTCGATACAAGATATAGGACAAAAAAACTTAGAGATGATGCTACTCGCTAAGCACGGCGGTGGAGTTGGTATCGGAGTTAATATGATAAGACCCGCTGGCGCTAAAATAACAGGAAATGGAACATCAGACGGAGTCGTCCCGTTCTGCAAGATATACGACTCAACAATTCTTGCAACTAATCAAGGATCTGTCAGAAGAGGAGCTGCTTCAGTTAACATTAACATTGAGCACGACGATTTTGAAGAGTGGCTTGAAATACGAGAACCTAAAGGAGACGTTAATAGACAGTCGCTTAATCTTCATCAGTGCGCAGTTGTTGGTGACAAGTTTATGCGAAAGCTTGAACAAGGAGATAAGGAGGCTAGAAATAGATGGAGTAAATTACTTAGAAAACGAAAAGCAACTGGAGAACCGTATGTATTATTTAAAGGAAACACTAACAAATCAAATCCAAAAGCATATAAAGAAAATGGACTAAAAGTTCATATGACAAACATATGTTCTGAGATTACTCTACACACTGATGAAAATCATAGTTTTGTTTGCTGTTTATCATCATTAAATTTAGCAAAATATGAAGAATGGAAAGGTACAAATCTTATATACGACGCCACTTGGTTTCTTGATGGCGTTATGGAGGAATTTATTCAAAGAGCCAAAGGACTTAGAGGTTTTGAAAATGCCGTTCGTAGTGCTACAAAAGGAAGAGCACTTGGGTTGGGCGTACTTGGATGGCACACTTATCTCCAAGAGTTGGGTATTCCTTTTGAAGGTTTACTTGCTCAGTTTGAAACTAGGAAAATATTTTCGCAGATTAAAATCGAAAGTGAAAGAGCTTCCAGAGATCTTGCTGAAATTTATGGCGAGCCTTTGTGGTGTGCTGGTACTGGTTATCGCAATACTCACCTTCGCGCTATTGCTCCCACTGTTTCTAATAGCAAGCTTTCGGGTAATGTATCTCCGGGCATAGAACCATGGGCCGCAAACGTATTTACAGAGCAATCAGCTAAAGGAACGTTTATAAGAAAAAATCCTACGTTACTAAAACTATTAAGAAAACTTAAAATTAATACTAATGAAACATGGGATAAAATACTCGCGGATGGCGGTAGCGTTCAAGGTTTATCTGAGCTTGATGACGTTACTGTGGGATCACACGAAATACCTGCGAAAGAAGTATTTAAGACGTTTAAAGAAATAAACCAACTAGAACTAGTAAATCAAGCTGGTATTCGTCAGCAATACATAGATCAGTCGGTTAGTTTAAATCTCGCATTTCCTAGTGTAGCATCACCTAAATGGATTAATCAAGTGCATATGCAAGCTTGGAAAAACGGTATTAAGACTTTATATTATACTAGAACAGAAAGTGTTCTACGTGGAGATATTGCACAGCAAGCGATGAGTGAAGATTGTCTTGCGTGTGATGGTTAGTTGTTTAGTTAGTTAGAAAGAGGGTGCTGGAAACGGCGCCCTTTTTTTTATATATTACAGTATTCTTTATTAGCGTCAAAGCACGGGCAACTTTTAGCAGCAAACTCGTTGTGACCGTGTATTGTAGCGCTTGAATGCATTTTTTTTAGTGTTTTTAGCAGCAATAACAAACTTTCCTTTTGTTCAGGTGTTCTAGTATCTTTAGCAATCCATTTACCATTAGAACCGCGTTCTGATTCAACGCCTCCAATATAACAAATTCCTATAGAATTTTCGTTTTCACCTTTAACATGAGCGCCTTGTTTGTATATGCTACGGCCGTACTCTATAGTACCATCCAATAAAACTACATAGTGATAACCTATGCCATTCCAGCCTCTTTTTAAATGCCACCTATTTATTTCAGCTGCATCTAATTCTCTACCTTCTTGTGTTGCAGAACAGTGAACTATTATCTTATTTATCGATCTCATCTTTTTTAATGTTAATCCATTTGGAAATAGTGTAACCAATAGTTATTACTAATAATATAATTTTCAAACCGTCTTCTATATGTGTAAAGGTTGTAACACCTAGAGTGCTAGCATTTAAAGTGTATAATTTAATATCTGATATACTCATTTTGTTATTCGCCGCAAGGCTTTCCTGTTTTAACGTTAATCCAATTTTCATTTTCAAACCAATCGCGTAATGTAGCTCCTTTTTTACGAGCACCTTTTACATTTGATTTACTTGATCTTTTTTGATTTCCTTTAGAAGCTGCAGACTCTTTAGCTGATATTACTTTTTTTCTTTCAGCAGCACTCATTGATTTTACTTTAGAAGAAGGTAAACAAACTTTTCTAGTGCCACCTCCTTTTGGTTTTTTTAGAGCAGAAGAAGATTTTCTACAACTACCTTTTTCTCCGGGTTTTGTTCCAGGAACTCTTTCATATCCGCTCCAGCAAGGAAATGGTGATTGTTTGTAAGCCATTACTTTTTGTTTTTGCTTTTATTACCCCAGTTAGCAGCACCTACTTTTCTACACTTAGTTAAAGCTCCACTAGCATAAGCAGATGGCCATACGTCATACCTAGCTCTAACTTTATGGTAACACGCATCTTTTTCTCCTTTTTTCTTAGCTATACTTATTGGCCCTCCAGATCCGTCAGCTTTTAAAGTAACTTCTTGGTTTAAAGGAAAACTTTTAGACATAGAGTCTTTTACTATTTTAGTTATTGGTTTATTCATTTTTTAAAATTTTACTTTTTTTAACCTACTTCTTCTAAACTTATTTGTTTTTTTCTTTTTGGTTTGTTTTTCTTCTTTCATTCCTAACTGCCAATCTTGCCAACCAAGTAGCAATGAAACTCTTTCCCAATATTCAACATCTTCTTGTAAAGCAGCGTTTATGTTTTCTACTTTAGTTAAAAGTCTATCTACAGGTATGTTAGTAACACCTTCTGTTATTCTTAATGTACCTGAAATAGCTGGATTATCTATAGAAAATCCTTTTTCTATTATATCAGACATACTAGTAAAACTAAATTCTTTTAATCCACCAGCTATTTTTCTGTATTTAGAAGAAAGAGGAGGTGATATATTTAGTAAAGCTGTTGCTGCTTTTTCATATTCAGGCCTGTCTTTTTTACCTTCAGTATATATTTTAATAGCAGCATCTTTAACTCCACTAGTTATAGCGCCGTACATGCCCATACCTCTTAATAAAGAGTTAGCCATACCGTTTGCCATGTTTATAGTTTTATCGTCTGTAACACCTTCATCGTCTCCAAACGCAACAGCAAAAAGAGCTTGTTGAAGAGCATTAAATAATACATTTTGAGCAAATGTATAATATACTATTTTAGATATATTAGACTTAGCATCTCCTCTACCGTTTTTAAGATCAAGAGCGGCTTTTTTTATTATTCTAGCATACTGACTAGGTGTGTTGGCAAAAGCTAGCACTAATCTACCTAAAGGTCCAGCTTGCTGTTGACTAATCATATCAGGTCTTGATGACTGTTGAGAAACTTCAGCTAACTCTCTAAAATCTTTAAAAGCTTTATTTGCTGCTTCTTGTTTTGTGTATAGCAAATTACCATCAACGTCTTTTTGTTTTTCGTAGGTTTTAATTCTATTTCTATAAAAAGTAGCACCTCCAGAAGCAATAGCAAAACTATCAGCAAGTTGAGTTGGTGTAAAACCAAATTTTAACAAACCATTTATAACACCTCTTACTCCTCCTTTTTTAGCCATATTAGCTATATCAGCTTCATTTACATTTATTTTTAAACCGCTTCTTCTATCTACTAGAAAATCAGAGTTAAATAAATCTTTAAAGTCTTTCCAGTATTGAGGTTGATTAGCAAATGCTTTACCTGCTTTAAATATATTGTTGTCAGATAAGTTTATAAAGTTTGTAGCAGAAAGTGTCTGTAAAACTGCCGATCTAGTATTAAAAAACATCACAGCACCTACAGAACCGTTTAACCAGTCTGACAATCTAGCGGTGTAAGTATCAGTTCCATAAGTTCTGTTTCTACCTGTTTTCATTCTTAAAAGCATGTTTTCAAGAGCTTTTCTATACTTAATACCATAAGCAGCTTGAAGCTTGTTTAAATTTTGTTCTGAAAAAAGTATATCAACATTGTCTTGCCACTTTTGCAAATACTTAGATCTTTTTGTTGTGTTTAAGCCTTCTAGTAAATCTGTAGTTATACTTCCTGTTAACCAGTTGTTAGACGGTTTAGCATATGCATCGCCTTTATTTATTTGTATTAATTTATTAGCAAACTTTATTAAATCAGGGTTTTTATTAAATTCTTGTAAAATTGTTTTAAAATCACCTTTTGAAAGACCTGGAATATCCATTCCTTGCTTAGCCCATATATATGTTCTTATGCCTTGCTCTTTTGTGAAACCGGTAGTACCTAATTCTTTTCTTAAATTTTTAGGAACAATACCAAGCTGTTCTTTTATTATTTTATAATCTTTAGTTATTGATCTTCTTTCTTTAGTTATAGCATCAACACCTCTTGCGTAAGGATCAATTAAATTTCTTTTATAAAAAGCTAAATCTTTATCACCTTGTTTTCCTTTTCCTACCGTTTTATATAATAAGCCTAAAAAATCTTCTGCTCCTGGAGCTATAAAAAAGTCAAACCTTCCTTTTCCTTTACCCATTAATTGAGCTCTAACTGGTGAAATTTCAGAACTAGAACTAATGCCTGTTTTTCTTTCTATTATGTCATTAAATTCCTTGTTTATATCTATAGAAGCTTTTGTTCCATCTTTAAAAAATGTTAAATTATGATTAACCATTTCTTGTTGAACAGCTTTTTTCTGCTCAAAATTCAATTTAAAGTAATCACTAACTTCAAAAAGTGCTGAAGAAACAACATCCCGCATTTCAAATACGTCAAATTTTTTCATGTCTTCAAGATTTCTTTCTAAATCTATAGAAAATTTAGCATCTCTTACAACTTTATCTACAGCTAAAGCATCATCTAAAACCCATGTGTTAGGATTTTCTACGTAGTTTTTAAAATCTACTAATTTGTTTTTATTATTTACTATAAATACTTGTCCGCTTTTAATCTTACTTCTAACACCTGGGGCTAATAATCTCAGTATACCGACACTAGTACTTGAAGCCATAGAGCTGTCTAAAATTTTTCTAAAAGACTTTGGTACTAACATCGCTCTGCTTTCTATAAAAGTATTTTTGTTTAAAAGTATATTGTCTAATGCTTTTATACCTGTCGACTGCGTAGCTGTGTCTAAGTGCTCTAAATAATATTCTCCTCTTCCTGTAACTCCACCAACAATTTTAGCTAAAGCTTTTTCTCCATAATGTATTGAAGATGTTGATCCAGCTAACTGAACCATATATCTTAAAGCCGCTAATCTTTCTTTGCTACCTTTAGGTGTAGAATTAACAAAATCAATTTTTAAACTATTTATTAAATTTAAAGCTATAGATCTAGCATCATTATTTTTTTTATCAGTAGCAGCTTTTTTAATTATTTCTTTTTGTTTTAAAGAAGATACACCTTTTAAATTTTTTCTTAAAGTTTTATTTCTAGAACTACTTATTGCTTGCAGTTTTTTATCACCAATTTTTTCTTTTAATTGTTTTATTAAATCTTTAGTGTTTTTAGAATACAAGCTTGTGTCAACTTGTGAGTCTAGATAAATGTTTAATAAATCTGTATGTATTTTATTTTTATATATTTCATCTCTAGTAGCTTCTTCACCATATATTTCACTGCCTTTTTTCTTAAAAACTTTTTTACTTGCGTTAGGTTCACCTATGTAATTGTAATTTGTTAAATCATTTCTATAATGTCTTCCTAATATAAAACCTATTAAAGTTCTATTTTCTGAAAGTTTTTTAGGTAAAAAACTAGCAAATTCAGCTTGTGTAGTTCTAAAATCTTCAATAGCCTCTAGAGAAAATTTTTGCGTACCCTGTGATTTATCTGATAATTTTACAAATAAATCTTTTGATTTTACATTTAAGCCGTGTTCTTGTGCTATAACGCTTGAAACTACACTATCGTCAAGCATTATTTCAATACCTTTTTTTATAGTATTTTCATCTTTAGCAACCTTCATTAACTCTTTGACTGTTCCAGACTGAATACCGTTGTATTCTAAAAAGTATTTTAATTTATCTGTGTCAAAAGAAGCTAATCTAGAGCTTGTTGCTGATTTAATATCAACTAGTATTTGCTCTATATTTGCGTCTACTTTAGGTTTTAATGACTCTATTTTATTTCTAGCAAGCTTATTAGCTAAGTTTTGCGCTACTATTTTTATATTTGCTTTTATAAACTCTACAGAAGAAGTTTCCATGTATTTTCTAACTGCAGATATAGTTTCTGGAGATATTCTACCTCTAAACTGAGGCTTAAGTCTAACAACTCCAGTTTGTGATGTTAATCCTTTACTTCTTCCAGAAGGACTAGATATGGCAAAATCTTTTTCAATAAAAGGTTTACCCATTTCGTTGCCTGACCCTTCTATAACTTTTGTGCTTTTTGCTTTTGGATCTATAAAAGGTTCGTAAAAATACTCTTTAAACAACTTAGCTTTTAACACAGACCTGCCTCTAACGTCTTTAGAAACTAGCATTTGAAACTCTGTTGGAACTTCACCAGCTTCAGATCTAGACACATTAAATTCGGGAAGTGTTTTTATGTGTCTTTCTAAATTATTACCTTTATCAAAATAGTTTAGAGCTTTTGTCTTATCTGAATAAAATTTAACACCACCTGTTTCACCTGGTTTTAGTTTTTTACCAGTACTTGGGTTTCCTATAAAATCAACTTCACTAAAGTTTTTATTTGTTCCAACAATTTTAGCAGCTGGAATTCCAGTTATAATCTGCCCAACATCACCAACAAAGTTTTTTTCTATGTACTCTGGAGTTACGTTTTGCACAATATCTTTGTCTATTTTTAAAACTCTGTCTAGTCTTTCTAGTTCTATAGTTTTTAGATCTCTTGTAGGATCTATATCCTTTTGAATTCTTTCTTCAAAACCTTCTGATTCTGTTATAAGTTTATCAGCAGAATCTGTTCCAGCTATTTCTTTAACTGATCCAGTTTCTCCAGCTTCAACATCTAGGCTTTTAGCTTTAGTTACTTTTAATTTTTCATAAACATCTTGAGCTTTAAATCTAGCAGAACTAAAAGCATATGTTGAAAACTTTTGAGTAGCGTTGCCGTCTTTATCTTTTTTGGGGTCGTAAAGCTCTATTATTCTGGGCAAGTAAGTAGAAATAAGCTCTTGCTTAGCTTCTTCTCTATCTATACCACCTTTTCTAGTATCAAACTTTATAGCTGTTAAAGCTAGCTCTCCAAAAGAATTTTGAAGCTCTTCTGTAGCTTTTTGTTTTTCAGCCGCAGTAGATTGTTCATTCTTTATAACATCAACAAGATCTTCGTTGGTTCTACCTGATTCAAGAACTTTTGTAGTTTTTTGTTTTTCATCTTTTGGTTTTGTAGTTGTAACGCTAGTTCTTTTAGATTTATCTATTATATTTCTTTTTTGTTGTTCGTAATCGTCAAAATCTATTATACCATCTAAATATTTATCTTCAAGCTCTTCTAGCTTTGTCTCTATATCTAAACTTGATTTTTTACCTGAAAGAAGTTCGTTTATTTCAGCAACATTACTTTCAAACTCTAAAGATTCTTTATTAGTAAGCTCGCCTTTGTCACTTAATTCATTTTGTCTAGCTTCTAGCTGACCAAGTCTATTAACAGTGCTTTGGCCTTTTATATCACCAACCCTAGCTTTTTCTGATACACTAAATATTTGTTCGTAACCGTTAGGTCCTTTTATCATTAAACCACCTAAAGAAGCCCATGTTCTTTGAATATTAGAACCTTTAGCTAAATTAGCTATTATATTTAACAGTTGCTCTGGCGTGTCTACCTGTAGTTTTAAATCTGAATTTTTATTAAATAAACTGTTTAATTTGTTTTTTATATTACCATAAACATTATTTCTTATAAGACCATCACCTCCTTTTCCAAGAAGTTCTACTAACTGCATTAAGTACTCTTCTTCGAAAGTTTCACTACTTTGTCTGTTTTTATATTTTTCTTGTATTTCTCTAAAAATATCTCTACCAATATTCTTTTTAACAAGAGGCTCTATAAATTTTCTTATTTTTTGTAGACTTTCTTTAGAATTTAATCCGTATATTTCAGCAAAGACATGCCCTATTTCATGAGGTATAATTCCACTTTGGTATTTTCTTGCATCTACTACTATATCATATTTAGTACCGCCTTTTCCGTCTGACGTAGGTATATATTCAGCGTTTTTGCCGTTTAAACCTCTGCCGTCCATTTGTATTTTAAGACTTATATTTAAGTTCTTTCCGGTTTCTTTTTTATATTTTTCTACTATGTTATTGTAATCTGTTTGAGCTTGTTTAGCTAGCAACTCTGGTGTTACTTCTATAGCTGCAATTTCAGCTGCAACTATATAGTCATTCGCCATGTTCCAAGCTGCTTTATAAGCCTCTAAGTCTTTAGCTATTTTTACATCTTTTGGATTTGCTCCGTTTTCTTTTATGATAGCTTCTGCATTTTTTCTAGCTTCAGCTCTCATCGACTTAGCATTATTAAGAGTTTGAGTAATATTTTTAAGTTTAGCGTGCGGATAACCTAAAGCTAAACCCGTTATAAAATGACCTAACAATCTTCTAGAAACACTGTTTTCACCAAACATAGGTAGTTGCGAAAAATTTTCTTCAAAATAAGTTTTAAAATCTTCGCCTCCTGTAAAATCTTCTGCTACAGCTTCTAAAGCACCTGCCATTTCAGAAGCTGGTACTAAAGATAAACCAGACTTAAAAGGCTTAAAAACCAACTCATTTAACCTATGATAAGCAGTTCCTTTAAAAAAGCTACCACCTAATATTTTTTTAAAAGCTACGTTTGTTATTCTACTAGCTGGTATAAAAGCCATACCGGTTTCAAAACCTCCATCACCAAAAATAGCTTCCATTTTAATACCTTCTATAACAGAAGAAATACCAAGCTCATATCCCCTGTCTAAAACATTTCCGCCTTTTTTAATAATAGAACCTGATTTATTTAACTTTGACTGAGATTTAACAAAGTTTTGAACTGTTTTACTACCTATGGCGGCTTGTCTTCCACTAGCCATTCTATAACCTGCAGAAGCGGCTTTAGCTTGAACTTCAGCGTATGATATAGGTTTTTGTATCATTTTTCCAAGCTTAGGACTATATACGTTTTTAAAGTATTTTCCATTTTTTAAAACCAATCCTAGTCTAGTTAAACCAGTAATATTTGATAATCCTCCTGTAACAACATTAGCAATTCCAAATTCAATAGCTAATCTAGGGGCCGCTGACAAAGTCTCTCCTACAAACTCTTTACTTGTTTGTTTGAAGTTTTGTATTTGACTTTCGGTAAAATTTATATTAGCTTCTTGACCTATTTCTTCTATAGCAGTCAAAACCTCAGAAGAGGTTGGATCCCAATTAGATTCTATTTTTTCTTTTGATGTAAAAGAAGCAGCAACTCCTCTACCAAAAGTTGTAAAAAACCCAGTTCTTTGTATGTCTTTTGGATCTATATTTGCTAAGTAAACAAAATCAAAAGCTTGTTTTTCAGATTTTAAATTTAAATATCTTTGAGTTAACTCTTTTATATTTTTTTCATCAAAAATTTCATAAACTGTGTCTTTATCACTTTCTTTTATGTCTGTAGGGACTGCTTTCAAACCATCTCCAAAGTCTTTCATCATAAAGCCTTTGCTAGATATATAAATATCTACTAAATCTCTAATAGTTAAGTTTTTAAACTCATTAGCGTTCATGTCATATTTACGCTTTAAAGCATTTAACCAACCTTCTGCCAATATAGGATTATCTCTTGTATCTGAAACGTTTACTTTTTTATTTAATATCTTATTTAAATTATCTGTTTCTTTTCTATGTAACCCATATGCAACTTCTAGAGAACCAAAATCAGTTTCTTTCATTGTTAAAAGTTGATCTATAACAGATTTTACGTTGTTAGTTATGTTTATTGTATTATCAGAATCTACAGATCCTTTTTCTTTACTAACATACTTAGTGTCTATGTTAAGAAAAAATCCAGCGTCTTTTCCAAGAAATTCATTTATTAAAGAGTTAGATACTTTTTTTAAATTTTTAAGTTTTAATTCAAGACTTTGTCTATTATTATCAGTATATGGAGTGTTTTTAAGTTGATTAGAAATTTGTATTATATTATCATTTAATTCACCTAACTGTTTTAAATCCTTATCTAAAAGATTTATACCGTTTTTTCTAGCTCTTTCAAAATACTCTTCAACACTAATATCTTTGTTCTCTATATAGTTAGAAAAATTTTCTAATTCAACTTGTTGATTTTCTTCTTGTTGTTGAAAAAGAAACTGGTCAACAGCATTATTCATTAATATATCTTGTTGGTAATCTGTAATACCTGTAACTTCACTTGCTTTAGTTCCTCTAAAACCATATTGATTATCTAAAAAAGTTATTTCAAAAAGAGGATCTTCGCCTAAATTTTTATTATATTCATTAAAACTATTTAATGCAACTTGTTTTATTTCTTTTATCGTTTCAAGTCTTGTTTCTTCGTTTTCTAGACCATCTCTGTAGCTGTTAGGGCCTTGGTTTATTAAAGACTTAACTCTACTTAAAAATTGGTTTCTATATTTTTTATTATCTTTGAAAGCTTGTAAATCTTCATCTTTAGAGTTTTCTTTTAACCAATTGTTTAGATTTTCAAACTTAGCAAAACCTGTAGTAACATTAAAAGAAGTACTTTGCCCGTTAGGAGATTTTATAAATATAGTTGATGGAGTGTTTCTTACTTCAAAGCCATCTTTTTCTAAAATGTTTTTATAATAATCAACTATGCTGTTAGCACTATTAGAACTCGTAAGATCTATGTCATTTGAAAGATCTATAATAGTGTCTTTATAAACTAGGCTTTGTTTAGGTATTTTTACTTTTTCTTTTTTAACGTATACAGGCCTAGAACTTTGAACTTTATTACCAGATATATCTGTGTCTAGTTGATCTTGAATAGCTTGAAATCCAAAAGGATCATCGCCTGTGAAGGCCGAAGAACCATCTACCGAACCTGAAACCGTACTCGGTGCTATATTTTTCTGCGACGACGCAACTGCACCCGGTACATCGTCCTTGCTCTTTACTTCTCTAGGTGTAACAGCTTCTAACCCGTTTTTAGAAATAATTTCATTTATTGTTGTTCCTCTTTTTTTAGCTAACTTAATTAGCTGATCTTCTGAAATTACTTTACCATTTTTTAGTTTATAATCTGGCATAATATATACTTATTAAATTTTATTATTCTAAAGAATCATCTAGTTCATCGTCACTTAGATATATGTAGTTTTCTGGACTATCATTATCTGGATTAGGATTAACAGTTACAACTTGAGGTACTAGAGAATTTACATATTCTACTATTTCGTTTCTAGATTCTGTCTTCTCGCCTACTGTATAACCTTGAGCATTACTCAACCTTACAGCTAAGTTCTTAAGTTGATTTTCATTTTCTATATTAAAGCTTTCAGTTTCACCATCTCCAAGATCTAATTCAATAAAACTTCCATTAACAACTCTTTGTTGGCCCGGTCCTAAAATTCTATCTATTGTACCATTAGGATCATCTATTAAATTGTTAACTAAATTTATTGCGTTGTTTTTAACAGTTTTGTCTTTTTCCTTTGGCTTTTTTCGTTTTGCGTATTTTCTTTTAATTTTTTCTCTAAGTTCAGTTTTTAACTCTGTCTCAAATAGCTCCGCTTTTAATTTATCTTCATCTTCTTTTGTTTTTATTGCATAGCTATTATTAGCAACATCAACAAATCCATTTGTTAATCTACTAATAACTTGCTCTCTTAAATTTGCAGAGTTTTCAATGTCAAAAAGATTTTCAAAACCTAAAGCACCGGCGTTTTTAGCTAAGTTTTCACCTATTAATATATCTAAAAACAAACTACTATCAACACCAGGTATGGCATCGTCTTTAACTATCATAGCCGCTATTTCAGGAGTTATTACAGCTTTAAGATCATTATAATATTCTTTTTTTTCTAGCTCAGTTAAAGGTCTTTTAAGCTTTTTAATTTCTTTTATTGTTTGTTTTATTTGATTACCAACAATTATAGCTTTTTCTTTTTTTGCTAAAACTGGAGCTTCTGTTAAATCACCCCAAGTAGCGTTTCCAGTTTCATAGTCTATTTTTATGTTTCCAGTATAATAATCATTAGCTTGTTTTATTTTGTCGCCGTTAATTAATGAAAATTCATTATTTTTTAAAGAATCAGCGTAATCAAGTTTGTTTGCTTTGTATGTTTTAAAGTTATTTGTTAAGTTAATGAATTTATTGTTTATAGCATTTAACTTGCTAGAAAGCTCCATATAAAGTTCTGGGTTTTCTGAAGCAGAAACTTGAGATAATTGCCCAGCTATTTCTGAATAATCTTTTTTCCATTGCAAACCGACCTTTGCTACCTCCATTTGTTCTAACTGCGTTAACCCCGCTATATCGACATCTTCTAAACCTTCAAGATACTTAATCATTTTAGTGTCTTCAGCTTGCTTTTTTTCTTTTTCTTCTAGTAACTTAAGCTTAGCCATTTCCATCAAAGGTTCAAAAGTAGAGTCAAATCCTTGTGAAAACGATCCAAAATAATCTACTACTGGTCCTGCGGCCGTAGCTGCGCCTTGTATTAATGCTGTATTTATTGCCATAGTTTGTTATTTAAAAAATTGCATCGCCACTTCCAGCAACTGCACCTCCAATAGCGCCAATTCCTCCTACTATAGATTGAGTGGCTGCTGCTCTAGCTTGTTTAGCGGCTCCTAACCTTTGCTGTGACATGCCTAACAATGTACCTGTTTTATCATATTCAAGTTGTCTCGCTTGCGTAGCACCTTGCGCTTCTAGCTCTTGAAGTCTTTGCCCTGCTTGAGCTTGTAAAATTTGGTTTTGCTGTTCTTGAGCGCCTATTGAAGCTGATGCTTGTTGAGCTGCTTGCATTTGTTGACCAGCTAAAGACTGTGCTAACGCCGCTATACCTGATCCTCCAGCAGCGCCTTGTAAGCCAGTCATAGTGTTAGCTAAAGCTTGTTGTTGGGCTTGCTGAGCAAACTGAGCTTGTTGCTGGTTAACAGTTAAATCTTCCATTGTATTTTGCATGCCGGAATATAGGTTTGAAGTATCTAAAGCTTCATATTGAGATTTTCTCATATTCATTTCTCTTTGAGCAGCTTTTTCTTCTCGCTTTCTTTTGCGGCTACCTATGATACCTCCGGCTATACCGGCTACACCTTTTATTGCTCCTCCAACAAGGGCTGCTGTGCCAATTCCTGCCATAACTTTTTATTTTTTTCTATTATTTCTTTTGGTAATTCTTTATAGTCATTAGTATATACATCTAGTTCCGCTTCTTCAAAGCTTTTAGCTTCAGTCTTATATACGCAAGCCCAATGACAATCTTTATGTATATATAAAACTCTTTGGGTTCCTTGTTTTGTGTGTATAACATGAGGCCCTTTTATTCTTACAACCTCACCATTATCAGCTAAATAAGAAAGTTCACCTTTTAATAAAAAAGATGGATGGTTTTGCTTGTGAACCATACTTATAACTAGATGACCTTTAGGCATGAATATTTGCCTAGTGTACATACCGTTTTCAATATGTTGAATTAAAGGGTATGTTTCTTTCATTTCTTTTGATTGCTTAGTTCCAGCCTTATGGTGAACAGCGCCTTCTACGTTATTTAAAACTTGTTTTTCAAGTTCTAATATTTTTTCCCAAAGTATACCTCTTGTTTCAGGTACATTTTTTAAAATTTCTTTTAAAGGATTTTTTTTATAAATAACGCTTTTTTTATTTGATTTAATTTTATTTTTTGACATATAAATATTATTACATGTTATTTACTACTTTCAAACACTTCACTGCCTACAGAAAACAATTCCGCGTATGCTGTAGTGTTGTTTCTAAACTGTGCTTCAGCATAGTAGCCCTTTAGTTGACCTATTCTAGCTGCTGGTGTTTTTTTGAAAAATATAAAATCACTAGTTTGAGGAGGTGTAGAACCTATTACAATATCTATTGTTAAAACTAAATTATTTATATTAGTTATAGTACCTAGTCTTACTTCGCTGCCTGTAGATACGTCTAAATACCAGGCTTCGTCTCCAGTTTGAAGTGTTACTGGTAAAGGATTTTCGAATGTTAAAGTTAATACTGCCATTATGTTGGATCGTAAGATATTATTTGTGCTAAATTTATTTCAAATATTGTGCTTTCATCACCAGATCTATCAACTTGTAGATCAAAGTTTAAGTCTACCGAGTTATCAGTAACTCTAACAACCTCTGAGTTATTGACGCTGAGAATATTTCCGTTGTTTCTATAGAAAAATATAGAGTCGTTATCAGAAGCTGTTATATTTGGACTAACACTTATATTTGTTGCTGAGTTTACAGCTGTTACTTCGTACGTGAAAGGAGCATAACCACTACTGTCGTTAATATTAAATCTATCACCTACAGCTAATGTGCCTTCATTTTGTGTTAAATCTTGTATGTTTATGCTACTAGCATTAGTTACAGAACCATCCACGCGACAACTAACATCGTAGCTAAATTCTTCTATATCACCAACTTCAACAGGTCTAGCTGAAATATCTGGAGCTGTTACCCTAAAACTCATGTATTGAGATCCAGCGTTTTCAGTATACGGTGTATATTCTGAAACATAGCTAACAGGCGTCCAACTAACAAGGTTATTTATGTTAGAAGTTGTATAAGGTCTAAGCATTACTGTAATATCAGCTTCTTGACAAACCTGGACAGGGTTTGGTTGACCAAAAGGATTTTGTAAATCTCCTGTTAAAGTTATAGTCCAACAAACAGGTGTTTTTAGATTTCCTAAAGCGGGAAAATTTATTAAAACTAAACTTGTTCCGCCAGAACCTATAGTTTCATTAGTAGCAAGAGTTATTGTAGTTGTTCCATCTGTCATAGAAGCACTATATTCTGCGGTTGGTTGTCCGTATATAGTCCAAGCTACAGTCTCTCCGCTTTCGCCTATATATAAAGGTAATTGGCTATAACTTGTTACTTTTATAGGTTGAGTTGGTCTAACAGAAGTAGCGTTAGGTACTGTTATATCTAATTTGTCACCAGAAACATCTTGATTTGGATATAAGTATTTAACTGTAAACGAAAGACCGGTTAGTCTATTAGAAGAATCAAAACTTCCAGTTTGAATTATATTATAATTAGACTGATTACCAACAGTTACATTTAAAGAAGGTGTTTCGCTTGTTGGCCAATAATAACCAGTGTTAGTTGTATATGCTCTAGTTAGTAAAGTTTCTAGTTGACCAAAACTTCCAGAGTTACTATAAGGTGTATTTGTTTCTTGAGAATTTCCACCTACATTAGTTCCAACAGTTGAAGATATTTTTCCAGAAATATTTATATCTTTGCCAACTCCACCCCCTGTTACACATATAGAAATAGTTATATCGTTAGAAGGCATTGTAACACCTTGTACTAAATAAATATTACACAAAACGTTATCACCATCTTGTGTGAAAGTTATAGCGTTTATGTAAGTTGAGTTAGGATTTACAGCAGAAAAATCTGACGCAGTTGCTGTAAAACCATCTAAGGGTGTTATAGTTATAATAGCGTGGTAACCAGCTACTGAACCTATCTCTATACCTTCTTCCATTATGTATGTTACAGGAGAAAAACTATAATTATTTATTATATCCATTTTACAATGTGTTTATTCTTTGGTAAGTAGTTACAACACCAGAATCATTTGTTTCTATTAAGTAATAGTTGTTTGGCATGTTGCTTAAATTACTGTAATAAGAAGCTCCATAAGGCGCTTGACATGAGCTAGAGTTGTTTATATCTTGTATTCCTCTAAAGTTTTTAACTCTAGTAGCACAACCGTTTGGTTGAACAATTAAGTAATATAAAACAGAACCTAAACCTAATGTTTGACCTGAGTAATAGAATATATTACCGCTCCAAGATTTAGGGCAAGAAGGGCAAGAACTAGAATAGTTACTGTCCCAAGAGCTCATGTAAGATTGTATACCGCTAAACATAGCAGTGCTTGAGGCGTAATTTTTAAAAGCATCTGTATTTTGTATTACTATAGAGCTTCCATCATATGGCAAGCTACCGAAAGAAGTTTGAAAATAAGTTCTATTGTTAGGTCTTTCTTCACAACCAGGCCCTTCGTCAGGACAACTATCTATTGTGTTGTATTGAGTAAAACTTTGTATAACACCGCTACTATTTAATATCATTATTGCATAAGAATTAGGAGCTGTGCTAGAATTATTTAAATCTAAAGAACCATGATCTATGCTAGATGTAGATTGATCAGAACCTTGCACCGTAAACAAGTAGGTTCCAGCTGATGATATTGGTTCTTCTGTTTCAGAATTATACATTTGAGTTCCTGCAACTAACCCGTCGGATAAAAAGTAAGAAAAACTTACACCTTGATTAGTGACTATATCATAACTACCTATAGGTATGTTATTATAAAAGTTTTCTATAACACATTTAGCATCTTGCGCTGACGTTTCATCTGTTATTATAGCAGGACCAAGGTTTTGATCTTGCTTTATTACCCACCAATAGTTGTAGAAAAATTGCTGTTCATCTGGAGAATTTGGCGTTATACCACCTCCGTCTGGATCACCCAATCCACTGCAAGATTCGTCTATAGTTATAGTAAAATTATAATCCTGAGTTGTGCATTCTACTAAAACAGGTGGTCCAATACCTTCTCCTATAAACTCACAATCATTAAACTCTTGTAGTCCTTTTATATAGTTAAAGTATTTACCTTCTTTCTTTTCAAACTCTTTTATTTCTCCGCCTTCTAAATCTGTTTTAATATAATTAACATACCAGCCTGGTTGTTTTTGTTTTACAGAAGTTGGAATTATTTTATTAAAATTAACTTCAGATATAGAGTACCATTTATTATTATTTAAATACTCTAATCTTCTACTTTGAGTTCCAGTGTAATTTAAAGTGCTGTAACCTTTTACGGACTGAGGATTTTCGTTTATAATTAAATTAAAAGCACTATCATACTGAACACCGTAAAAATTATTAGCTAAAACATTTAAACCATGCTCCCACAATCTTCCTTTTTTAAACGTATAATATCTATTATTTAGTGTCACACCACTTTCTTGTATAAAAGATTTTCTAGAAGTCCAACCATCTACGCTTTCTTTAAAAGATACTGTTGTTTGTGTTATAGGTTTTCTTGTATCAACGTTACAATCTGGCTGTAATTGATAATCTTTGTCTTCGCTAAAAGTGTTGCTCCAGCTTTGACTTAAATTATTTAATGTTAAATTATATATATCTTTATCATCATCATAACTTCCTATTATTTTAGTAGACACTCTTAAATTGTCTGCAAAAAAGTCTGACATGCCTTTATCGGCTATATTTGTTATACCGTCCATAGATAAACGTATAACAGCTCCTCTATTTTTGTCTGTAAAATAAGATCTAAAAGCATACTGAGCAAAAGATTCTGGGTTTTTAGATATACCAAACTCTCCAGCATAAGGCACGGCTTGCCCTAATACCGCGTTGTTTCCAGTTAAGTTAACATTTCCATCTGCATTATATAAAGCGTCTTTATTAGCTAGTATTCTCAAGCATTTGTCTTCGCAGAGAACTATAGCATCAGTATCTCTAGCGTGCAGCTTTTGTATTGTGCCATATATAGGATTAAGATCTTTAGTTATAGGTAAAGCTTGTATAAATTGGTTTAATCTATTTATACCACTAGTAGAGTTATATATTTGTGAAAATATCATACCGCTACCTCTTCTCTCCTCTGAATATGGTTCATCTAGTATAGTTGAAACTTTAGGCCCCTTATCTATATAAACTGCGTTAAAATCGTCTCTTATTCTATTAGACTCAGCTCCATTACCAAAAGAATAACAATTAAACCAATTTAACTCATCAAATTGAGTTCCGTGTTGAGATATTGGCAAAGCATTAGAAGCTTCATAATATAACTCTAAATCAACAGCTTCTTTTGGTTCTGTTTCAAATATAGCTGGATTGCTAGAAGTTAATATTTTATTGTCACCATCATATACATCAGTCACAACTTGTATGGCTATGTTTTTAGAATCAAGAAGATTCCAACCCGTATTACCTGCTTGACCCTCTGTAGGAAACCAGTCTTCTTGTATAGGAAAATCTAATCTAGCTACTACTGTATAAGCTCTGTTACCTTCGCCATCATAATTATTACAAAAAGGATTTGCAACTTTAGCGCCCCTACCTCTACCGTCTCCATAGCTTTCTTCTACTTGATATATTCTACTATATTTGCCATCTACGGTATTATAAAATCTAATTTTAGCTCCATTATTAAAATATCCACCCTGAAGGGTTCCAAAATGATTATGAGCAGAGCCTATAAAGTCGTCAATATTACCACTTTTTCTACCTATATATGTAAAACCAAACCAATTGTGAGTTCTAGTAGGAGGTCTATAATTTTCCCTTATAGTTATACCGTTAGCGCTACCAACACCACCCCATGATCCTTGGCCTAAAGCTCTTTTTTGGGGAGCATCATTAGTACAATCTTGAATACCATCGTCTCTTGGCCAACCTGCATCACCCCACCAATAACCCCTAGCGTTACCGCTACTTGTTTTACCTCCTTGAAGATCTATCTCGTCTAAAACAACATATTGCTTTTCTAAGGCAGCGAAAGTTGCTATTATATTTTCATCAAAAGCAAAATCTCTATTTATTTTAGCGAAAAATCTACCTTCAAACTCTGGTAAATTTTTTCTTTCTTGCTCAAAAATAGTTAAATCAACAGTGTCATTAACAGATAAAGATTCTAACCAACCACCATCAGAAGCTATAGGTGATTTTAATTTTATTGAAAAAATATTATTAGAAGCTGTTTGACCTCCTTTTTCTATACCATAGTCATCAGTTTCAAAACCTCCTTTTGATATTCTTAAATTATTAGCAGACGTAAGACTTTCTTGAAAAAGTCTCCGCGTGTCTTCGGTGTTGTTTACTAAAGAAACTCTTAACGTTATAAAACCTATTTCAATATTGTTTTGAAGAGTTACAGCCCCAAAAAACTTAGTAGATTCAAATGAAGCCACAAAGTCAGGAGCTTCATTTTCTATCGCTAGTATTTTATATCTATTTAATGTTTCTACAGCTTTATTGTTATCATGCTGTTTTTTCATTATTAAATAAGTCTCTTCGTCTAATTTGTTTCTTTCTGAAGAAGGAAACGATAGCCAAACATTTCCATCTTCTGCAGGATAAAACCTATCTAAAGCTAAATTGTAGTATTCATTTGAAGTTTCTTTTACAAAATACTTATAGTGAGTAGCAAAAGAAGGTGCGTCAGAATTTGGTTTTACAAGCAACTTTGTTATGGAATCAGAGTCTGATATATCTATATATTTTGATGCATTTTTACTACTAAAAACAGGTGTTTCTCTTCCATACTGATCTTTATAAACAACACCTACTTGATATGTTCTTATTGATTTTAACGAAGGTTCAGCATCTCCAATATATACATCGTTACTTATTGATAAACCACCTTCTATTGTCACGGTATTGGCGGGATGAGGTTTCCTAGATATATCGGTAGAAAGATCTACTGTATCTACACTGTAGTTTTGAACGTAATTTCCATATATAATTCTATTACCTACAATTTCTTGAGACTTAGCTTTTCTAGGCACGTTATCCCATGGTCTTAATATTTGATTGCCTTCTACGGTGGCGCCTATTAATTCGTTTTTAATTTCAAACTCTGTAATTAAAGTTTCACCTGTAGCAGATATTTGAGTGTAATCAACTTTTTTTATAGTGTCTACAACATAAACATTGTTACTGTTAGATTCTTTATATAGTATGTCTATTTCTGAAACCTCTTCAGTGCCCCAGTTTATATTTTTAAGTATTAATTTTCTAATATTATTAGTCATACCTATATTATGACCGTCAGAAGAAACGTACTCAAACTTGTTGGGTATAAAAGCTACCTCTGTAAAAGGTGAAAAACAAGAATACTCATTATCTATATACTTCCATCTATATGCAAATCTAGGAAACACATACTCAAACATAGGTTCTTTTTCTTCTAAAACTACATCAAAAATAACAGGTACATTTTGCTGATTATTGTCTTGAAATCTTAATATTCTAGAAGATATAGACTGTATTTGACAAGTTATATTATCTCCGTTTACGTTGGTTATAAGAACTTTTAGTTGATACTTATAATGCTCACCAAGTAAATCTACGTGGTCTGCATTTAAAGATAATATGTCACCGTTTTGCCAAACAGGATCGCCTGTATCTGGATCCACGCCGTAGCTGGGAGGTGAAAGTATACTAAAAGTAATCTCACCGTTCCAGTTAGCTCCTAAACTAGAATCGTCGTAATAATCAGGATCTGATTCTATATTAGCTAGGTATTGACCATAAGTATCTATAGGAATATAATCATTAGGTGCTGAAGTTGTGTATAAAACGTATGTAAAATTTTCTTGATTAGAAACTGTATATTGTGTTCTTAACGGATCAACACCAGTACCTGGTATGTCCGCGCCGTATTTACTAGCCGCTTTGTCAAGCGTTAAAGAGTTTAATGGGGATTTTTTTATAACAGTTATATCTGCTTCAACGAAATTTGGCTGTATAGAAGGCGTGCCAGAGCAGTTTACTTGAACGTAATTATTTTGAGATGGATTCCACTCACCCACTTTGGTGTGTGTTACAAAATCACAAGAACCAGCCTTAAATTTATCTATATTGATTTTTTTCGGCTCAGTTTGATCGTCTGTCCAAAACAAAAACTTATCTAATATATTTATACCAGTAATTAAATAGCTTTCAGAAAACTTTAAAATATTATTAGTATCTACTAAAACAGGTTCAACTATATTGTTTTTTTGATCATATTCAGCTATAGCGCTAATGTTGTCAGAAGCTATAAACCAATATATTTTTTCTTCTTTATCGTGTCTTATAGAACCTATTACAACAGGGTTAGACAACTCATCTATATAATCAGAACTCCAATTGTCAGAACAACCATCACACCTTCTTTGTTCTATATTTCCTTTTACATTTTGCAAAGTACCTACGTTAGATCCATCTGAGTTTGCTAAATCTAAATTTAGCGCGTCACGATATTCACCATTTGGTATCAATCGCTCGTCAAGATCTTTATTCATTCTTCCTGATTGGAAGGTATGGATAAATTCTGGCATATATTAATGTTTTATTTGCTTGGATTTATTACGCATAACTTGCGTAATTTCTTCTATTTTAATATTTGATAATCTTAATTTAGCATTTCGTCTAGCAGCTTGTTTTTCACGTTTAAACCTTGCTATAATATATTCTGGTGTATTTGATCTAGTTGATAAAATAGCATAAGCTATATACTTATATAAAGCTTCTTCTGCAAATTTATGAACTGTCATCTCTTCGTCCTTAGCTAAACCGTCACTTATATATTTTAAAGTAACAACTCTGTTTACCATGTCAGAGCTAAAACGTATTAAACCTTTTATTTGGTCTATAAAAAACACTCCATTTGATTGAGCGTTTTCAGGAGTAAGTCCGTACCTTCTACCTAAAAAGTGCTCAGCCATTAAATCACTGTTATTTGTATTTTTGAAGTGCTCTTGGTTATGAGGTTTTGATTTAAATTTTTTCCAAGTCTCAGAATCTTGAGCATAAATTATTTCACCGTTATTATCGAAAGTATACTCGTAGTCGTTATCTTGTATTATAGGCAAAGGATCACTAGTTTTTATTGCAGGATATATTATATGCTCAACACCGTTGTCATCAGACCATGTTAACTTTACGTAATTAACATAATCCTGAGGTAGAACCATATAGAGTTGAGGTCCTATTTCTATTTCTTGTGATTTAAATGAAGGAAGAATATCAAAATTAAATTCTTGTATACCTCGCTGTGCGTGAAAAGCAACGTCAGTTCTTTTTATTTTACTTATAATTTTGTTTTCACCTACATAAGAAATAATAAAATTATTTATAATATCTTTTAACGATATAAACTGATAATTACCGTAATCTTCGTCTAAACTATTCCAAACACCATCTGGTCCTTGATAATATTGCTCATTAGTATAATTTATTAGTCCCATTTATTAAGATTTTTCTTGTTGTATAGTTTCTATTTCTTCTTGATTAATTACGTTATATAAATTATAATCTTTAATTAGTAAACCAGACATTTCTAATATTTTAATAACAAGTTCTGTTTCTTCAGATGGATTTAATTCAAAATCAACTGAATTAGCAGCGTCATAAAGCGGCTCGTCAAAAACAATTTGGTATGCCCACTGTGGAGTAGATGGTTTTTTAATATAATTACACTTAACATTAGAAGTTAATTCAGAATCACCATAAACATTGATTCCAGACGTGTTTTGAGTGTATATAGGACGTGTATTTTTTGGTTTTGTAAGTGGAGATGAGTTGATATATAAAATTTCATTTTTAGCAACTCTCTCAGCTTCTATTTGCTCTGTTGTAGATGTGCCAAAACCGTCAGTTGTAGTGTTACTGTATATGATAGTACCTAATCTATATAAATCAGTAGGTAATGGAAAATAATTATCAGTTGAGTTATAATTTAAATTATTAGTAGTTTCAAATGGACTTATTTTTTCATTTAAAATATTTAACATATCTGAATACTCTGTGTCATTTCCAGGTAATCTTCCAAATTGATTAATGTCATAAAAGTATTGCTCAAATAAATCTAATTGAGCTTGATTAGCAAATAGATTAAATTCTTGAGCGGTAACATATCCACGTTGCTCTTTGTTTAATATAGCTAAAACTTTTTGATATACTGTATCTATGCTTATTGCCATTTGTTTTTTTTATTTATAATAGTTAGGCCACTATTACAGCGGCCTAGCTACTATAATGTGACTTATAATTTTTTAATTATATGCTTGTAAACTTCCATACCTTCATCTGTTTTAAAGAAGGCGGCGAGTGCAGAATATGGATGCTCATCAAAAGGAACAGTCATTAGTTTTCTGCTAGTTTCACCATATGTAAAAGTTCTTTGATCTTGAGAAAGTTTTATAATACCAGCGTTTGTTGCTTTTATTCCAACGTTTCTTAGTTCTACATTTTCGTCATTAGCTAATTCTAAAAACAAAAAAGGATTTCTTTTAGCAAACAAAAAAGCATCTCTTTTTAACTCACTTGACGTTAAATCATCAACTCTACTACCATACTCAACTCTTAAAATAGCTTCTAATTCTTCTATTTCCATTTGCTTAGCTGATAATAAAGCTTGGAACTCATATTCCATGTAAGCAAGATCATCAATAGACTCTTCAACCGCGTTGTACTCTTCATAAAGTTGGTCTTTAAGTGGGTGATATAATGATAATAGTTTTTGTAAAGCAACTTGTTCTTTTGGAACTGCTAGTTGACCGTCTCTAAAAACTATTCTACCTAAAGTAACGGCTCCTTTTTGTTCGTCTACAAAAGGAGAGTTTTGATTAGTAGCATATCTTAGCTCTCTTTGAATGCCTTTTTCTTCGTCAAACCATAACAAAGATTTTCTTTGAGAATGTTTAGAAGCTATATTATATATAATAGGGGTTCTTCCATTTTTTAAAGTATATAATCTATCTCTATAGTCCCATTCTGGTTTTTTTGGTGCTGCAATTTTTTTTTCAGCTGCAATCACTTGAGGCGCAACCTCAATAGTTTCTTCTGCTTTGACTTTTTTAGCCATAATATAATAAAATTAAATAGTTAATAAAGGTAATAATTACCCCCGTAAATACAACGAGGGTAATAATTACACTATGTTTAAATTAGTCTTTACCGAAAAGGATAAAGTTGTTTGCTCCTTGAACACAAAGACATCTTTCTGATAAGAAGTTCACGTTCATTTCGTCGATGTCAGATGAGAAGTTTCCTCCAACAGATCCAGTCACCCAAGACTTTAAACGACGATCATCAGCTTCTGAAGCTCTGTATCGAACGTGTAAAAATGGTCTTTGAATGTTTTGACCTAACATCTGATCATAAACAGTAGAAGTTCCAGCTGGCACTAAAACACCTAACACGTTGTCAACAAGACCTCGAGTTGTAGAATCGTTTAAGTATTTCCAGTCTGTTTTATAAAAATCATAAGATCCTCTTCTAAAACCGCTAAATCCTAAATTAAGAGCCATATCTCCGGAATTTTCAAAAACACCATAAGATGTTCCATCTGTTCCGTAGCTGTTTTGGTTAGCTAACATTATATCGATAGACAAAGAAGTACTACGATCTAAGAAAAGCATGTTTTCTTCAATAGCTCCTTGCTTATCAAGCTCACCTAGTATAGTGTCAAACTCTGCAACACCTTCACCAGATCCAGTGCCACCAAAATTAGGATCATTGTAAACAAGACCTCTACTTTCAATCGCGGCAAATAAACCTTCGGAACCACTAAATCCTGCAGCTCCAGCCGAGTTAGCTGTAGTACCATTGTCAACAACAGCTTCAACCATTGACATTTCTAAATAGTCTTCAAAACGAATACGAGCTTCGTGCTCTGATTTTAAATACCAAAGATATCCACCAGTTCCAGCTTCAGTAGTAACTTCAACCCAACCAATTTGAGCAACATCAGAACCATTTACGTTATATTTATCACGTAAAATAATTGGTTTGTTTTCAAATTTGGTAAACTGAGCGTCAATAGAATTTACTGGTCCAATATTACCAGCAACACCAGTTCCACTACCTTTTTTATACTCAGATCCATAGACAAAAAGTTTAACGCCTGTTAAAGCTCCACTTCCAAGTGTGTTTAAGTTGCCAGCACCATAAGGAGCTACGGTAATAGTACCGTTTCCAGGTGAAGTAGCTACTCTAGCTTTTACTGTATTAACTCCTTTTGATATAACTACTGTAGCACCTACTCCTACTAAACTTCCTTTTTCAGCTGCGTTTTGAGCACCTGCTGTTCCAGCTGCGTCATTTGTAAAAGAAACTGTTGTTGTTGGGCTACCGTTAGCTACTGTACAATCATCAAAAGCGATGTGTAAACGCCCTTGCTCAGACCAAATAACTCGGTCAGAAGCCATAGGCATTTCTGCTCCTACCATTCTTAAGAATCCAGAAACTGTACGGTTGCCGTAGCGTTCTACTTCTTTTTCGTATACTTCTGGTAGGAATTGAGAAGTAAACGCCATATCTGATAAAGATAGGTAATTGTCTCCAAATAAACCTTTTACGGGTCTTGGGGTAAGATGGTTAAGTTGTGCGCCTGTTCCGGCGAAATCACCTGCTGCCATAATTTTAATTTTTTAGTTGTTATTTTTTTATTCTTACTTTTAACTTTGAAGTATCAAGTCCATTAACAGATTTTACTGTCCAACCATTTGAAGTCGTAGTTTTTTCATGGCCCCGTCTCGGTTCCATATCTACATTTTTAGCATTAGAAACACTTGATTTTATAGCATCGGATCTACCTTGCTCGTAAAAGTGTTTTGCTACTGCATCTGGATTCATAGCGGTAAACAAAGATTTGTGATAACCTAAAGCATCTGACATTTCATTTTTATCGTTTAAGAACTTCTTAACAAAATTATTAATGTCGCTTTGACTAGATTTAACACTCTCAGCGTCTTTTACATTAAAACGATATTTTTTGTCTCCAACATTGTATTCAAAACCTTTGAAATTATTGTTGAAAACATCGTTTGTTTTGTTTAAAAACGTTTTCTTTTGTTGTTCTGCAATTTTACTTGATTGTTCATTTTCTTTATTATAGCGGTTGAAAAACTCAACTGCTTTTTGCTGATCGGGATTTAACCTTGATCCAGCTTTAATTTCTTCGTAATATTTAGACTTTAATCCATCTAAGTGGTTTTTAGCCTTTGCTAACTCTTCTTTATAAGCTATTTTCTTTTTACGTACATCTCTTTCTTCATCAAGCTCTTCATCGTATGAAAAATTATCTTCCATTAAAAAGTCAATTTCTTCTTTTTCTAAATGAGGACGAGTTGTTTCATAGTACTCTCTTAAAAGTTGTGATTCACTTAGAGATGCATAGTCAGTATTTAGCTTTACATAATCTTCTAAGGTTCCACCCGTGTCATTCATAAAGTCTACAACTTTTTGAATATTTTCAGGGAGTTCAATACCTGTTTCTTTTTGTTCAGCAACAGCTTCAGCTACTTCTTCTTTAAGCTGCTCTGCTTGCTCTTGCTCCTTTTCTTCAATTATTTCTTCAATTATTTCTTCAATAACTGGCTGCTCTTCATCTTGAACGGTGTCTTGTACTTCTTCAACCACTTCTTTGCTACTTCCCTCGTTTTGGGGTTGCTCGATAGTATCATCGCTTGCATCTGCGCTTTGTTCTTGAACGGCATCTTCTTGTTTTTTGTTTAATTTTGATAAATCTACTTTAATTGTGCCTTCGCTGTCTTGAACAACTGGATTGTTGAGAGTTTTTTCATCTTTAACCTCTTCTTGCTGAACAAGTTTTTTTTCTTCTTTTTTCATGATAAAATATTATATAATTGTTAATTACTATAATCACCTGGGTTCAAAAGAACCTAAACCAAATCCACCTTGCATTACGTCATTTCCAGATGATTCAAAATTTTTCGGTGGTAAGTTGTCTTTTCTTTGTGCTATTAATTGACTTTGTTGTGTTGCTTGTATTTTTGTTCTTTCGTCTTTTCTATCTTCTTTAACTTCGTCTTTCATGGAAACAACCTTGGATTCCATTTCTTTAAGCTTCATGTTAATCTGAAACTCGTAAGACATAAGTTCTTTCTTTAAATTAGCCTCTCTTATTAATTTCTCTGTTTCAAAATTAGACTTTGCTTGCTCTAACTGAATTTTACTTTGAGTCAAAGCGTTTTGTTTTTGAACTTCTAACTGAGCAGCAACTTGTTGAGACTGTTGATTTGCTTGAGCTTGAGCTTGTATATTTTGTTGTTGCGCTAGTTGATCTCTTTCAAACTTTTTCTTTCTTCTTAGTTTCAAAAGTTGATTAGCTAATTTTAAATCTTTAACGTTTCTAATATCAATAGCGTCGTCTAAATCTAGAGATTTTTGAGCTATTGCCATTTGTATATTGTTTTCTAAAACAGCTTTTTCTTCTTCATCTGGTTGTAGTTCTATAAATATACCAAAATCATATAAATGAAGTTCTTTAAGCTCGTCTAGTGTCGCTACATTGTGAACACCTATTTGTTGTATAAAAGCTTCTCTTGTTGGTGAAAATTCTAATATATCTGATATTCTTAATGAAAGATTTTCTGCTAAATCTGAAGTTATAAACAAACCACTAGTTAATATATGCCTTGTTGCTGTATTTGAGTTAGCGGCCGCTAGTTTTTGAACGCCAACTAAAGCGTCTTTTGAAGGCGTACTGCCGTCCCTAGCTTCGTTAAGACCAGTGACATCGCGAATCATTTGTAAATAATAATTATATGTATTTATAAGCTGCGGTATTTTATTACCACCAGATCCACTTGCTATTTCTTGAATAGGTACTTTACCTGGATTTAAATCACCCTCTTGAGTAAATGATCTACCAATTACAGAACCTGTTTGAAAAAACATATTCAAAGCTTCTTGTGGGTTATAATTAGTTCCATTACCTAAATCAACTTCAGCCAAACCATCAGCGTCTAAATAAACGCCATCTGGTACCATGCGTGATAATACTTGCTGTAGCTTTAAATGAGTTAATTGAATCATATCAGCAAAACCAGTTATACGGCTAACTAATGACTCAATCTGTCCTTTGTACATACGAGGTGCACAAATGCTATAATTCATTTTAACTTTAGTAAAATCACTTTTTGGCCGTAGCATATTTTTAGCCATTTCCCACTTAAGTAACTTATCTGTACCTAAAACTAAAACACCTTCGTATAAAACTTCTAAAGATCTACCAACTTTTTGTATACCATACTGCTCAAGTATTTCTTCTGGTGGATTAAACTGATCGTCTTTAATTATTATTTTTTCAGCACCAGTAGCTGTTTCTTTAACTTTATAAACCTCGTTCATGTAGGTTTTATAGTTAAAATACAGTATTTGAACACTGTTAGAATCAGATTCATCATAGTTAGTTATTGTCCTATCGTAAAATCCGTTATTTTGAAACGAAGTTTTACTAATACTTTCTAAATCATCATCTGTTAAGCTAGGAAATTGTTTTTTTAATTCGTTTATGTGAACAGATTTTATTTCACCTACGTAATATATATCATCAAAATAAGGTGATTCTGTGTAAGAATAAACCATATTAGCCGGATCAACATAATCTACTATAACGCCTTCAGAGGTTGAAAACCTGTTTTTAACAGCGCCAATACCTATAGTAGTTAAATCATAATTAACTCTTTTTCTTGTAAGATCATATTTATTACCTTCTAATAAAACATTTATTGCTTGCTCTTCTGCAATTTCAACATTTTGTTTATAAGTTAGTTGCATGTGAAGCTCAAGTTCTTCTTTTGTTTCTGGTAAAAAACTTGGTTTATTTTCAAATAAGTTTACTCCTAAATTTTCATTAACATATTCGTTAATTTCTTTAGTTTGCATGTCTCTAATTATAGATTCCATATAAGCTGTTCTTTTGCTTATACCGTAAGGATCTTGAGAAAATGCTTTTATATCAAAAGTTCTTTCTGATATACCATTAACAACTATATCTACAAACTTAGGTATAATTGGCACTGGTTTCCAATCTAAATTAAGATAAGACAAGTCGCCATTTATAGACAGCTCATCTTTATATTTTTGTATTGATTGCTCTCCTCTAGCGTACAACCTTAATCTATGAAAAGTGTTTTGATTACTTTTATATCTATTGTTGCCGTTAGTAGATTTAAACCACTCGTCTTGAATAGCTCTACCGACCTTTAAACCGTATTCTAAAGAGGCTTTTTCTTGATCGCTAGCAACTTGACTAGGAAAAAAACTTTTTACAACTGACTCAGCCATATGTTATTTTATTATTTTTGATAAATTACCACTATTACTAAACTTAGCGATTTTTATATTTATTGGTTGTTTTTCTACTTTAGCAACAGGTCTATATAAATGCCTATTGCAAGCCATTATAGCTAAACCAGAGCTTATAGCGGCATCAAACTTTGTTCTTTTATTTATATCAAACTTAGCCCAATCATTTAATGTTTTATTAAAATACATGTCTCCATATTGTGCATCTGATTTTAATCCTACATATTTATCTATATAAGATTCAATAGCTGCTGCATGTGCTTGTTTAATGTCTTCGCTAGAGTTTGGTATACCTCCTATTTCTTTTTCTGCTATAGAAAGTTTATTCCAAAGTTTATCTGGCCTGTTCATAGAATATCCTCTATAACCTCTTCTTTTAAAGTAATACAAAAGTCTTGGTTTATTATTTTCAGCCAAAAGAGGCATGCCATAAAATACACAAGCCATTAATACATCTTCAAAAAACATTTCTGCCGTTTGAGGTCTAGCTATGTATTCAAGAAAAAAAGAATTTGGAGGCGCGTCTTCCATGCTAAACTTTGTTAAGCCGTGCAATGAACCTTTAGAACCTTGCCCATCAACTGTACCAGAAATATCATAACTATCACAACCAAAAGCGCCTATATGATCGTTTCCAGGATATTTTATTCCATTTTTTAAAATTTGCTTGTTTTGCAAACTATAGCTAGGAACCCAAGTTATTTTAAACCTTCCGTTTTTATTTGGTGTAAATTTAACTTTAGTATCTTTTATTCCGTTTTCCCACTGAAAACTTCCTGTAGAAACAACGTTTGTGTTTGATAGATCTTCATTGTAATCTATTTGTTCGTATATTTTAACTAAATTAAATATACTGTTTTTTGTTTCATCTCTAAACGCGTGCTCTTCAGTTCTAGGAAACTGCCTATAATACTCGTTTAACGCATCTTGGTCGTTTTTTAAACCCTCGGCTTCATTTTGCCAATGTTCTATAACACCTGTCTCTATTAAATCACCATACGTATCTTCTACTGGTTTTTCTGGAGTATCGAAAACAGGGTGTCCATAAGAATCAATGAATCCCTCGTAGTTCCACTCCATAGGTATGAACAAAGAATATAATCCTGAGCTAGTCTGTCCATTCCTGTTTCTTTTAGTAACATCGGAGTTGTAATATAGTTTTTTAAAATTTTCTCCACCTTTATCTAATGAATTAGAAGTTGATCCCATCATACACTTTCCAATAACTCTAGAACCTAATCTAAGACAGGTTTTTGTAACCCTCCAGTTATTTAATATATTATCTGGTCTTTCCCATTTACCGCTTTCATCGTGCACTAATAAAGCTAGTTTTTCACCATCATAACTATTATCTCCTGTGTTTTTCCAATCAATAGTAGTGTCTAATCCTTCGAGCGTTTCTTGTTCTTGTTTGTTTTGTATTGACTTTCTTGTGAGCCTACTGGCTGGTATTCTATAAGCGAGTTCTGTCTTGGGCCTGTCCATACCGTCCTGGATAGGTTTGAAAAAGAACGGGTAGTTGACTGATATTGGTACAACCTTGTCTGTGAACATTTTCTTAGCATCGGCTCCAGACTTAGACAAGATACCGTACCGTGCATCTGACGTAATTGTCGCCATATTAACGGCTTCTGCTGAAGACATGAACGAAAATCCTGAACGACGGTTTTTAAGGTAACACATTCCGTAAGATCGTGCGTCTGCTTTACAAGCCTCCCAGAATATAAAGAATAATCTGTTTGCTTCCCTAAAGTCTGGTTTCCCAACATCAATCTTGCTCCACTGCAAGTACATAAAGTGAGTGCCAGTAATGTAAGTAGCCACACCTCTATTATAGAACCAATGACCTTCTTCTCGTTTTTTAAATTCATTATCAATATAATTTTCCCATTTAGCTTTAAAATCTTCTGGATAATCTCTCCACTCAAACACGCTATTAATGTTTTTAAGCTCTCTAGGGTATTCTTTAGGCTTCCACCTATCTTCACCTTTATGTATTTCTTTAGGTCGCTTAGGAAGCGCTATTTTAAGACCTTGTATTTCGTAAATTTCTCCAATTTGGCCAGTTTTACTTATAACTACAACATCATTTTCTTTGTTGTAACCGTATTTCCATTTTTTAGATTTATTTAATCTATTTAATGTATTTATTTTTATAGGTTGTATAATTTTATATAAACTCTGCTCGTACATTATTTAGATCTCCTTTCTGCAAAACCACTAAAAGTTTTTTTAGTTTCTTCTTTTGGTTTGTCTTCTAAAATATGCTCTTCTTCTTGTATTCTAGTTAATATTTCAAAAGCATCAAATATTGCTAGCTTTTTTGTTGCCGCAGCATTTTTAAGTCTATCAGCTGAAACATCATCTTCTGTATTTGTAATAATTTTTTCTTCAGCAACTTTTATTAATTCCTCAACTGCTTTGTGACCAGCTTGGATTATATTCTTTTTCGTCTCCTTGATGTTCATATTTAATTGTAATAAATTTGTTTGGAACCCTATATAGTCTTTCGTTTTCTATAAAAAACTCGTATTCAAATCCAGGCTTAAAAGAAACTAATGCGTTTTCATCTACATAACCATCGCTATACTTAACAACTCCTTTTCCAACAATTTCTTTTTCTAAAGAAAAACTGTTGTTTTCTTTTAAAGGCTTTATAAAACAAAAACCTTTTATAGCTTTCCACTCATCATTTGATTTATAAGCGTAAACTTGATCCTGCTGAACAAAAAATAAATCTTCTTTAAAATAACTTTTACTATTTTTTTCTTTACCTCTTATGTCGTAGAATCTTCTAAACACATTATGGTGAACTATAATCTCATCACCAATACTAACTTCAGTACAACCTACTAAAGGTGTTGAAATAACAATCCCGTGCCTACTAACATATTGGTGGTTTTGCATTTCAGTGTTAAGTATTAACTCGGATTCGTTTATTTTTAATTTATTATTTGTTCTTTCTTCAAAAGGTTTAATTATAAAATTAAATAAAGAATTCATTAGTACTCTAAGTTATATTCAACTGCAATAGCCATGTTTTTGTTAAAGTCTTTCCAAGGTAAAACTTCATTGTCTTTTTTAATATAAATAGAGTACTTGTTATCTTCTTCTATTATATTTTCTATAATATGACCACCATACACTTCCTGTCCAACAGAATAGTGCATGGCATCATTTTTATAGTCTCTTCCTATACTAATCTTCCTTACTAGGCTCATTTTTTGCAATTTTACCATCATTGATGTCAATGCTAACTTCACCGTAGGTTTCTTTTAATTCATCTTGAAACTTTTGAAGTTCTTCTTGAACATTTGATATACTGTGTAGTAATCTATGCTTTTCAACTTCTAGCTCGCCTAGTTTTAATTGATGTTGATTGTAGTTTTTCACTAAGTCTTGAAGCTTAGTTAATTCTTTTTTTGCGATTTTTTCTGCCATTTTATTTAATTTAAATGTTTAACATATAGTTAAGTATTACGTATTTACGCATTACTTTAATTTTCTATTGTCATAGTTACAGAAGTTGGATTTTCTAATTCTGCTATTTGAGCCGCTAAACTATCTTCAATAGCTTGAGCTTTTTCTTCACCCATAGCATCTTTTGTCCACTCTACAACTATTTCATTTGTTAGTTCGTCAAAAGGTATAAACTCAGCTTCAGGGTCTAAAGTTACTACTTGAGTTCCAATATTAGTTGCTGAATAAGCGTTTTCTTGTGGATCTAATTGATCCGAAGTTCCAGTTACAATCCAGTGTACATTATACACTACATCTGTTTCACCTTCTGCTTGAGGGTGTACATCTACTGTTTTACAATTCCAATCGTATGTCATAATTTTATTATTTTACTGATTTTAATAAACCTGCCTCAAATGTCCAAGTTTCTTTACCTACTGTTTTTTGACCTTTAAACCCACTTACAGAAGCGTCACTACCATTTTTACCATCGGCGCCAGCTGGGCCAGTTGCTCCTGTTGCTCCTGTGTCTCCTTTAGGCCCTTGTGGACCTGTAGCGCCTGTATCTCCTTTAGATGCAGCACTTGATGAATCTTTACCAAAAGCATCTTTAATAAACGCGTGAAGCTCTTCTACGTCCTGTCTTAAATCCTCAATTTGTTTTAATAAAAACTTATTAGTTTGATAAATATCGTCGTTGTTAAACAAGTCGCTAATATCTGTTAAACCAGTTAAATCATCAGATATTTCTTTAGATACGGTGTATTCACCGTCAGAACCTTTAACAGCCTGTTGTTTTGAACCACCTTCTTTAAATAGTTTTTTGCCTCTTATGTTGTCGTTTATATTTGCCATATTAAGTTATATTATATTCATACCATATTTGACAAGAACATCCCCCCATTCTTGGCTGAGTTGCTACCCCAGTCACAATTCCTATTTGCACTTCGTCTTCAGCGTTAAAAGTAAAATTAGTAGTTCCAAAATCAAAAGTAACTTTCATACCTGCCGAGCCTCCACCTGTGACGGTTCCAGCGTAAGTTGTGCCGCTTAATGTTCCATTTATTTTTTTGCGAAAAGTACAAGCCGTAGCAACTGGTGTACTTCCTGATATATGCTTTATTATAATTTTTCTAACTCTACCCGCGTATAAAGGCACCCAAGTATTATAATATTGGTCTGATGAAGACATTCCTGTTGAATTTATAGGAATAAACAGTGGGTTGGCGCCATCTTGGCTTCTTGGGCTATGGAAAAATCCAGCATTATGAAAATAAGAGACATATCCTTTATATCCGTCTACAGCTTTAACGTAATCGCTAACTTCAAGAGATCCATTTACATATCCACCAGCTTGTGTTGCGTAAACTCTTAAAGCGTTATCACCATAAAGCGCTCCATATTTTAAAGTTGTATTACCAAAAACTTTCCAACCACCAGTGTAGAGCTCTATTGAGTCGCTTTGAAAACGAAGATTTGTATTTTGGTCTCCAGAGTGATATAAATATTCTGGTATACTTAAACCACCAGTTAATGTTCCTCCACTAATTGGCAAAAAAGGGCCACCAGTAACAGCACCTATATCAGATGCTAATTGAGCACCTGTTCTGTATTGTACCGTGCCACTTTGTGAAACTAAAAACTTATCTGTATCAGTTGTGGCGTTAGCTATTGAACTTATTGAAGCAGTTCCTTGTATATAAAGATTTGTTGTATTACTAGAGGGTGCACCAAAATATATTGTTTCTCCAGAAGTGCCTGTGTTTATAAAAGTACTTCCGCCAGATTGTAATATATTTAAATATTGATTTGATGTACTACCTTGATAAAACTGCATTGAGCCAATAAATCTAGAATTACCATTAACTTCTAACTTTGCTCCTGGTGCTGTTGTCCCGATACCAACGTTTGTTCCAGTAACTCTCATTACTTCTGACGAATTACTACCCATTATACGAGTAGCATATCCTTCACCATCCCAATCACCTAGAGTAAGTAAATCTAAGGACCAAGTTGCAAAAGGTTTTGTTTCTATACGATAACCATCACCTCCATTAGCGTCAATTTCTCCGTTTACTTCTAGTCTTGATCCAGGACTAGTCGTACCGATCCCGACTTTGCCGTCTGCTTTAGCAATTAATACCGTACTGCTTTGTGTATTTAGTCTGACATCATAGCCAGCAGATTCTGCATTTATTATAGCAGCAGTACCGTAACTAATTAATTGTGTTGGTCTCAATTGGTGTTGACTGCTACCATCTGTAGCTCTAATAGTTCCTACCACATCTAGTTCTTTTCCGGGACTAGTTGTTCCAATACCAACGTTGCCGGCGCTTGTAATACGCATTCTTTCAGCAGTTCCTGTCTCAACCCTAACGTGATCGTTTGCTATAAATATACCATCACTACCATCCGCATTTTGCAAAAACATACCACTACTTCCGCCACGAGCATAAACAACGTTGTTTGTGTGTAAAACTGTAGTTGCTGTTGCGATAGTACCTCCAGTAAATTGAACACCTTTTTCTGCTATAATTTTACCTGCAAAAGTTGCGGCGCCAGTACTACCAATATTTAAAACTTCTGTACCTGTAATAGAATCATCTAACATTC